TGCATGGCGGGTTGCCGACCGGCGGATCGGCGCGTCTTCATGAACCATTAGAACATATTTTGTATCACGGTACAATCTTTTTGTCATTAACACCTGCGGTGAAATTGTGGCTTTTGCCTTGCAATTTGTGCCAGGTTGTGACATTTATCTACCCACGGACTGATATTCGTATCACTAGAGGGAGACGGAAAGTGACGATTGACATCAAGTGGTTTCAGGACCGCATTCGCGACCTGGGGACCAGCCAGCGTAAGCTGTCGACAGAGATTGCGACTAACCCAAATACGATCAGCATGATCCTGAATGGGAACCGGAAGCTGACGCACGACGAGATACCCGTGTTCGCCAGGATACTGGAAACGACGACGGATGAAGTGCTGCGGCGCCTCGGCGTTGACATGCCTGCGGCGCAGAAGGCGCGAGCCATCGAGGTCGTTGGCCGTGTCGACGAGACGGGCAAGGTGGCAGATGGCGGCGCTCGGCGAACCGTCGAGGCGCCGGCTAATGCAACCGGCAACACGCAGGCGATCATTATGGATGCGCTCGGCGGCGAACACACGCAGCATGGTTGGGTCTACTATTTCGACCAGCCGGCCAAACCGCGCCCTGTCGACGCGGACAGCATCAACTCTTTGTGCGTTGTCGAAATCGGTGACAAGCCGGGTTATTATCTCGCCGTTGTCCGGCGGAGCCTGGAGCGCGGCGTGTACGATCTCGTCAACGCATTCACGGGTGAGCGGATTGTTGGCAGCGTCGTCATCCGCAGCGCGTCGCCGGTGACTTGGATCAAGACCGCATGACCGCCTTCCCTGCCAAGCTCCTGCTTGTTCTCGTCGTGGCGCCGATAGCGCTCGTTGTGCTCCTGGCGAACGGAGCCGAACCAGGCATGATCCGCGATATCGGGATAACCTGGATCGTGGCTGTCGTGCTGGCCGTCTTTTTCTGGCGGACCAGCCGCAGCCGGCGGCGGCAAACCGACCGCTGACCCAAAGCACGAATAGAGCAAACACCATAAGGTGGCGGGGCGCTGCTGGCGCCTCGCAAGTCGATTTTTGATGAGAGTACATTTCCGCAAGCCCAAGGATGTCGCGTCCTCGGCGCTCATCCCAAACCATACTATTAGCAAAACTTAATGGCCTGGCTCACGGCAATACACGTTGCAGTGATTACAGTTATACCGACTTACGAAACGGTAAGATTCGGTATGCGGACAATCCCGGCTTTGTCCGCTCTTGTCCGCTATGTCCGCCCTGGCCATCGTATCAGGCGAGCGGACAAGAGCGGACATTTAGCGGACAAAGTGAGCGGCGATCGGGAAGATCTTGTTTCGACTCGCTTTTCAGAAAAGCGGACAAGAGCGGACAATCAGCGGACAATTCGGGTTGGGCAATGAGGTGAGCGGACAACGGGATTAGGCCCCTCCCTTTAGGGAGGGCCATCCTGTCCGCCACAGCCCCGATTTGGATAAAAAAAGAGGCAGCCTCGACGGACTGCCTCTAACGCCACATCGGCACATCATGGGAGAGCGATCTCGACCACTTTGCCGATTGACGACCTGGGCCGATGCGTCACGGCGCAGGATTGGAAACTTGCCGCTCAGCCGATGAGCCGAGCGGCGAAGGGTCAGCCGGCGAAGCGGCGAGCCCTCTTGCGATGGCAGATGCCCTCGCGGATCAGTTCTTCGGCTCTGCGGCCGAACCAGCCCTGGAGCCTCCAGGCAAGGCCCGTGTCGATTAGGTGCTGCCAAGCCTGGGATTGCTCCTCCTCGGTAGCTTCCTGGCAGCCCTCGGCGATTTGCACCGCGTCGAAATCAGACATCCGCGTCATGGCCGTTCCTCTCGATCCAGTCGGCGCATTCGCCGCAGGTGCCGTAAAAGACCGCTCGGCCATCGCTGATGCGAACGACGCACCAGCTACCGCCGCGTTCTTTGTGGGTTTGGTAGAGCGCACCGCGCGCCCTACCGTTCATTGCGATAATCGTCTCAAGCCCGTGCATTTCAGCCTCCAATCAGGTTTGCGATGGTCGGGCCGAATATGAGCAAGGCAGCCAAGCTCAGCCCGATTATTGCGTCCACTCTGCCTTTGGTATCAGTTGGTATGTTAATCGTGATATGGTTAGGTATTCGTACCATTTCAAGCACTCCTCGGTTAGGCTGCATCGGCATAGGCCGGCGCCGTGTCGATCAATTCGACATCGCCGCTTGCAAACCGCACATACACGGCCAGTTGCTTGCCATCGTGGCCGACATGCGTTGCGATCTCCCGCAACGTTGCATCGTTGAAATCGGTCGGCGCATAAGCCGACACAAGCTCAGTCACAGGCTCGTTGAACAGCTTGCCATTGTGCATCCAGTAGCCGTTTGCATCGCGAACCGTGCAGCCGCCGAACGCGTCGACCATGCGAGTTATTGCAGCCTCGCGAACCTTAGATAGATCATGGCCGTGATTGTCAGCCTTCGGCACGATGATAAGAGCTTCACGCATTTGGATTTTCCTTCCGTGGTTAGATTTTCATATCATGCCGGGCAAAGCTTCGCCCTGCCCGGCATTGTTGAACTCAGGCACACTCGACACAGATGAAACCGACTAACGCGGCAACATGCACGTCATATTCAGGGAACACGTAATGGGTCACTATTGCGACAAGTGACAGGCATGCAACGCAATGCTTGTGGTGCTTAGTGTAGAACTCATGAACGTGGCGCATTTGTTTATTCCCTTGCGGTTTGTTGCTTGTCTCGATCCGATTTTCGAACCGTGGTTATAATTTCTCATAACTCCTGATACCAGTCAATACCGTGATACGATATTTTTTTCATGGTCCGATTGTGATATCATTAAGCCCATGCAATCGCTCACAAATTTTTTGCCTTACGAGCCGGTCTTAGATCGGATCGCCGAAGGCTACACGATTACGGAAGCTTGCGCCGAGTTTGACGTTGATCCGCGTGCCTTCCTTAAAGACCGCAAAGCTCACCCTGATTTGCAAGCGGCCTTTGTGATTGCGCAGGAAGTCGGCGCCGAAGCGCAAGCCGACACGCTTTACAACATTCACCAACGGGTGCGCGATCCGCTTATGGCACGCGTCGTTTCGGAAAACCGTCGATGGCTGCTTTCCAAGCGTGTCGCCGCAACATATGGCGACAAGCTACAGGTCGAGACACAACATAATGCGGATTTGACGACGATCCTAAAGGAAGCGATTGCCCGCATTCCTCGGCCGAACAATGACGAAAACAGCTACCAGCCGATGACGATTGAGGCAGAAAAGGTAACGATTTCAGACATCTTCGGAGACGAAAGCACCTGATCAAATAGCATCTGCGCTTGCCTCGATGATGGCCAAGCATGCTTTTCCGCGACAGGGGGGAGGCGCCGGGGTGGTACCCCCAAAGTCCAGGCTCTCGTCAGAAACCCGCCTACCTCCACAGACACCAGGCCGGGGGTCGCGCGTGAGCCGCCGCCTCGCCTCTCGCCAAAAATCGCGCCGGCTACGCGCGTAAGATTTTGTACCGTGATTAGAAAATCGTTGCATCGCTCGCCTGGGCCGGCTATCCTATTAGCCGTCCCCCTACCAAGCCGTGTCCCCAAGCAGAGGAGTGTCAACCTTCGTGAACCCGATCATCATCCTTGCCATTGTGGCGGTTGTGATCCTGGTCGCTCTCGTCGCCCTGATCTACAACCACAAGTCCATTGCGGCGGATGTTGCCAAGCTCGACGCCAAAGCGACGACCCTCGACGCCACCGTGGCGCCGGTCGTCAAGGCGGCCGAGAGCGTGGCCACTGCCGCTGAAACCAAGCCGGCCGCTGCGCCGGTCGCTGCGACCGTCACCGCCGATGTCGCGGGTAGTCAGCCCGCCAAGGTGCAGTGACACCGCAAGAGTTCGATAAAGCCCTAGCCCAGGAGATCGGCGCCTTTTACGCCGACCCCCTGGGCTTCGTCATGTTTGCGTTCCCGTGGGGTAAGCCTGGCACCCCGCTGGAGAAATTCCCCGATGGTCCCGACGAGTGGACCCGCCGCATGTTCGCGGCGCTGGCCAAGCACATTCTCAACAACCTGGACCTTGCCAACCTCGGGCAGCAGCTTGAGGTGTGGCAGTCCGCCATTGCCTCGGGCCACGGGATCGGCAAGTCGGCGACCGTCGCTTGGCTGATCCTCTGGCTCATGTCGACGCGTGTCGACTGCCGTGGCTTCGTGACGGCGAACACCGGCGACCAATTGTCCGGCAAGACCTGGCCGGAGCTTGCGAAGTGGCACTCGATGTCCATCAACAAGCACTGGTTCAAATGGACGGCCACCCAATTCTACTACGCCAAGTATCCCGAGGATCGCCGCAAGAACTACATGTTCGAAGCCGTGACCTGGAGCACCGAGCGGAGCGAAGGCTTCGCCGGAGCCCACAACGCCGGCTCGGCCATCGTCATGATCGAGGACGAGGCGTCCGCCGTGCCGGACCAGATCAGCGAGGTTATCAGCGGCGCGCTCACGGATGGCGAAGGCTTCTGGTTCAAGTTCGGCAACCCGACCCGCAACGAGGGCCGGTTCTTCCGCTGCTTCCACCAAGATCGCGCGCTCTGGTACACCGACAACGTTGACAGCCGCAGCGTGCGGATCACCAACAAGAAATACCTGCAAAGGCTCGTCGACAACTACGGCGAGGACAGCGACTACGTTCGCGTCCGCGTGCGCGGCATGTTCCCGCGATCCGGCGTCATGCAGTTCATCCCGGAGGCCCTGGTCGACGAGGCGTTCTCCCGCCCCGACGCGCCCAAAGACCCCGGCGCCCCGCTCCTCCTCGGCATCGACGTGGCGGTTGGCGGCGGCGACAAATGCGTGTTCCGCTTCCGGCGCGGCTTGGATGGCCGCTCGATCCCGCCGGTAAAGCTGGCCGTCGACCGCGACAAGGGGCAGGACAGCATGACGGTCGCCACCAAGGCGGCCGAACTGATCGACCGCTTTGAGCCCGACGCCGTGTTCATCGACGAGATCGGCGTGGGCTTCGGCGTCGCCGACATTCTCAAGGGGCTCGGCTACAAGCTGATCCGCGTCAACCAGGGCTCGACCGCCGATGACCCGGTGCGCTTCCGCGATAAGAAAGCCGAAATGTGGTCGGCCGCCAAGCAGTGGCTCGTCGAGGGCGGCACGCTCCTGGAGGACCAGGAGTTGCGCCAGGACTTGTCCGGCCCGATGTACGATCACACCCTCAAGCAACAGCTTTTCATCGAGTCCAAAAAGGACATGAAGCGGCGGGGCCTGGCCTCGCCGGACGATGCCGAGGCGTTGGCCCTGACGTTCGCGCGCAAGGTCAACCGGCTGGATCGCCGGCAGCGACACCGCACCAGGAGCGACTACGGCTTCGACTACGATGTGTTCAACTATGGACAGTAGCTCGTCCGGTGTGATATGATTTTCTAATCACGATTGGAAACCCGTAATGTTCAGCGCCCCGAAGCCGCAGCCGGCTCCCCCCACTCCGCTGCCCTACAAGTCGTCCCAGGACGGTGCCGCCGTGGGTGCGGCGCAGTTGGCTCAGGTCGCGGCGGGAGGATACAATTCCTACAACCCGACCGGGGGCATGGGCGTGCCGAGCGTATCGACTTCCTCGGCCAAACTGCTCGGGCTCTGATCATGGATAGTCGCGGCATCGAGATCGCTAACCTGCTTTCGCAGTTGCGCCAGGATCGCTCGATCCTGGACGCGCATTGCGTCGAGATCGCGGAGCGCATGCTGCCGCGTGACCGCTACGCGTTCTTCAACCAGATGATCATTGAGGGCACCAAGCGCACCGACCAGATACTCGATGCGTCGGCCGCCAAGGGCCTGGAGCGCTTCGGCGCCGCCATGGAGAACCTGCTCACGCCGCGCGGCTCGACCTGGCACCGGCTCACCTGCCAGGACACCAAGCTCAAGCGCGTCCTGCGCGTCCAGCAGTATTTCGACGACGTGACGGAAATCCTGTTCGCCAATCGGTACAGCGCCCACTCGGCGTTCGCCACCGTGCAGCAGGAGAGCTACATCAGCATGGGCGCCTACGGCACCGGGCAATACCGCGTCGAGAAGCCCCGCGAGAAGGGGCAGCGCGGCCTGCGCTACGGCTCGATGCACCTGGGCGGCGTCTTCTACATCGCCGACTACCAGGGCCGCATTCGCACGGCGCTGAGGTCGTTTAAACTCTCCGCCAAGCAGGCGGTGGAAATGTTCGGCATCGACAAGCTGCCGGCGCAGATCAGGCTCGAATACGAGAAGCCCGAGGGTAAGCGCAGCGAGCGGCCGGACTATGAGTTCGTGCAGGCCGTCATGCAGAACAAGCTCGTCGTCCCCGGCGCGCTCGATCACCGCTCGATGAACTTCACTTCCGAGTACGTCAGCATCGAGGGCAAACAGGTCGTCGAGACTGGCGGCTACCGGACCTGGCCGTTCCCCATCAACCGCTACGTCACCGCGCCCGGCGAGACGTATGGGCGCTCGCCCGGCATGCTGGCCCTGCCGGCGATCAAGACCTTGAATGAGGAGAAGCGCATCATCCTCAAGCAGGGTCATCGCGCGGTCGATCCGATCACCCTTGTCCACGACGATGGCATCCTCGACGCCACCGATCTGCGGCCCGGCGCCGTGATCTCCGGCGGCGTTGACGCCCAGGGGCACAAGCTCGTCCAGGAGTTCGGCAACGGCGGTCGCGTCGATGTCGGCAAAGACTTGATGGACATGGAGCGCAAGGACATCGACGACATCTTCCTCGTCAGCCTGTTCCAAATCCTGACCGACAATCCGCAGATGACCGCAACCGAGGTCATCGAGCGCGTCCGCGAGAAGGGCGCCCTGCTCGCGCCGACCGCAGGCCGCCAGCAGTCCGAATGCCTCGGCACGCTGATCGAGCGCGAGCTTGATCTGCTCGGCCAGCAGGGCTTGCTGCCGCCGATGCCGCCCGAGCTTGTCGAAGCTCAGGGGCAGTACAAGGTCGAGTATGAAGGCCCGCTGGCCCGCATGCAGAAGGCCGAGGAAGTCGC